AGTATTTACAACGTAGGGGGGACAACCTACGAACAAAGAGAGCTGAAAATCCTCTCTTATTCTACTCGCAACGAACAGATTGGTCCCTGTCACAGAATGCTGGACAGAGACGCGAGGGCTAGACGCTTCATTTGGTACAACATTACTAGGTACAATTAATGATACAGGGAACCTGTTGTAATATGGTACAGCAACCACGACCGTGGCGCGGGAGGCGGTCGCGAAATTGACACCCAGAGCCTCGAACTTGGTGCCAGCCGACGAACCAATAAGGTCATCTGAAGTCGCCGCCGACAAAAACGGATCGCCAGACTTCACCGCAAACGATAAAGTGGCTCCGGCTTGGGGGCGAGCACTTTCCGTGCACACGGCAGTGACGTCTACTCCACCTCGATGCAGTGCATACATCAAACCAAAGTAAGAGTACAAGTCGTTGGCCATCTCAGGAATGCTAAGGACTCCCGGGTCAGAGGTGACAGTCGAATACCCAAATCCCCATGGGTACCAATTCCCTACTATCCTAGCAGGGCGCTTCAACGAAGTGAATCTCATCATCTGGCGGATGGACAAGATTCTCTCTCCGACACACGCCTCAGCAGCGGACAAGGTTGGTTCGGCCATCGTATCCAGAGACTCATCCATCTGTGGGACAAGAGGCATTATGTTCCCCTTGACGTTGGCTGGCACGGCGAACTCAAAGTCCTTGCCCCCACTGGCAAAGACGAGGATGTCTATGGAAGGAGCCGCAGCGTCTGGAGCTCTCAACTGATTGAGAACTCTAACTTCCAGTGTGCCCATAGATTGGCCAACTTCCAAATACATGGTCGAAACCATGTACGGGAGCTCAAACGTCATGTCATCGTCCACAGTTATATCTATAATCTCCCTCATGGAGTAAGATCCTGTAAAGACGCTCGGCTCAGTAGGGTTGACGTGGGCCCGGGGTGTGAACGAGACCTGTATGCGTCCCGACTGCATCTCAGACTTCACTAGCTTGAACCTGATTCTAATCGCTCCTCTCCAGTAGAGGAATTTTGTAGACAGGTAGGCCAGAGGTGGACCGGTCCGCACTATGACGGTATTGGGTCCTGTAGTCTGAGATGTGCCGACAAACAGGGCTGATGGCTCCAGCGGTATGTTGTACAGTGCCGTGTTATGTGGTGAGTCTGTGTACATCGTGAACATCCCTATGAACGCTTCCTTGCTCAATAGATACGACATCGACATCTCATCACTGGCACAATAACCATAAGCGCCCATGGACAGGGAGTTAGAAGATGTGACCGCCAAAGGTATGGCTACATCAGCCCCATCTCCTGTTGCCATGTACTTGTCATACACCATAGTCACTGGAGTGGGCACCGTACTCACATCCGGGCGAGCATACCCAAAACTGGCGGCAACACCAGCCATGGTGCTCATAACCCAGGAAGCAGGTCCCATGAAGCTCGACAACACGGGGATCGCTGAGAGAGACGAAGCGATAGACGCACCCCCCTCCAGGCCCCGAGATACAACCTTCGTCTCCATCATAATATCCCTTTCCTTCTTGGTCTGACCCACCACCTTGCCCTTAAAGGCGGCGCGTCTCTTCCCCTCCGGTCCTCCTGCCTGGGGCACAAGGGGAGCTCTCAGCTCAACATCGGTGAAGTATATCCAGACCGCAACCTCTACGTCCTGGGTACCGGTGGCACCAGTGCGCAGGAGAGATAGTACTGAGAGATGCAACCGGCCCCGCTCGTAGCTGGGGTTAGAACCATCAGTTAGCTCATAGTGCGTTGTGGGCGCGAGGTAGGGTATAGACAGCTCTGCCCCGCCACACCTGCAATCTATCTCAACGTGGGGTTGCTGGGTCTTAGTCGTGAGGTTGTAATTCCTCATCTTGACATATTCTTCGCCAGCCGCCACATGGAAGGGCAGGAAGTGAGCAAGAAGCCTTCCCTGTTGGAACGGATTTGAGTTCACCTGGATTCGATAATTGACAGTGGCTTTAACAAGATTGTAGCCCTTCAACTTGTCGACAAACATTGGGTTGGTTCTCAAAAATCCGTCGCTCGGGAGCCCAACCCCCAATGGTATGAGCTCATGATTGGGAAAGTCAGTGGTTTCCCAAAAGGTATTGTACTGTAGCACTGGGCGTGCTAGAAAGTCCGCGATGGATGCAACCTCAGATGCGGGTATCGCCTCCACCGAATGGAAATCGGCCTTCATAGACGTGATTTCAACAGGTTCCACGAATTTAGTGACAGCGTGGGTGTCGGTGTTAGTTTTTACATGATCCATAAGTGTTAAAAACGGCTTATACTCTGCACAAAGTAGCCAGGTAGGTGCGCGAGTCCCTCTCGGTATTTACAGTAGTTTATAGACTACCCAGTCTTTTACGCGTTAGCAACCAGTTTAATGACTTGGGGGTCGGATGGGGGGCAATATTGCCCCCCGCGTGTTTTTACGGCACACTAGGTACCAACCAGTTTACAGACATGGTGGTCGTAGGGGGAAGTTAGTACATACTAACATCCGCCTCCGAGACTCTAGCTATGGCCTGATCATAGTTCATCGCGACGGGGTTACGTCCCTCCATCATGAACTCATCAAAGGCGCGCGTTGACTCGTAGTCGTATACCTCCTTCCCATGGAGGGCAAATTCAAGCATGGCATTCGGGAACACCTGGCTTCTGTCTTCATCTGAGGAGCCCTTGCGCTTCCAACCCATACTCTGGTATATGGAAGCAAGGGTCAGAGGTGCCCTCCACACAGTCCCATCTAGTCGAAACCCTCGTTTCAAAAACGAGCACTCCGTTAGGGGTTTCGGTGGCTGGGGGAAGACGTAGGGATCTGTCTTGTCACCATTGGTGAGCGCAAAGCCATGGGACTTTGTGGCAATCGCCAGGGACCGGGTGTCATACTGGAGAAGTAATGACACTGACATCAACCCATCGTCTCCGTACGTCACGAGCTCGTATAAAAGACTAATCTGATACGATTGTTCATAGTCGTAGACGTTGAACTGTGCCTCATAAATCTCCTCACTATCAACGAACTCGGACGCTGGTCGGTACGGCTCCATGTTCACAAGACTACGGTGGTTGGTAGCAACATGGCGGGATGTTGACAGGAGGATGGCTATGTCCTGCACCGTGTCGTTGAGGATGGTTGTCAGGAAGTTTCCAGACGGGTTCGACCCTGTCATCTGGACTATCTCAGAGCCCACACGGCTTATAGAGAAGCACGTATTATTCCTGATCCACGTCCGCATAGTGATAGCGGTGGGGTCGTTGGTGGGAATGAAGGCATCAAGGACATCAAACGCGGCGTTCATGTACTGCGGAGACAAACTCCCGTCGTATCCTTTAAAGTCGTATTCCAAGACCCCGGCACTGGGTCCCGAGGGAAGGTCTGACAGCATCTTATGTGCTAACGTTGACCAATCTTTCCCATATGGGTTGGTGCCCAAGCCTCGACCATTCCGAATCTTATTGGCATCATCAACCAAGGTGTCTTGGACCTGTCCATAAAACATGCGGGTTATGATGCCCATAGTCAATGAAGAAGCGGATATCATTCTGACTTTCCCAGCATCTACCTTAGCATTGGGCAGACATTCATCTTTAGGTATAGAATCAAATACTGATGGGACGTACTCTCCACTCAGCACTCTCTTTATAGTGTCCTCAACGTGCGTTTTCAATCTGGCATACATAGGGGCATCGGGGTCTACAGGACCCTCTATTCCCATGAATGCCACTTTATCACACGTTCCGAACAGTATGGATTCTTCCAAACCACAAAAAGACGACCTGTTCAGCATCCCAACATTACCGAAGCCAGTCAGGGCCTCATGAAAGGACATCGTTTGGTAGGACTTCCGGACGTTGCGCTCTTGCATCCTCCTAACCACGGTTGCTTTCGCAACCGTTAGAGCGTCGGGATCAACAACCACGCAATTTCTGGAGTACTTGTCCTGTGACATAGCCATGGGGTCCAAACACTCACCATCCTTGTATCGAACCAAAACACTGGCTGGCTTGGTCCCGCATAGCTCAGAGTACAAGGCAACATCGGGGATCAACGAAGACCCAGCCATAGGGCGGCCCAAAGTGCCCGATAGGACCTCGTGGTTGACAGGAACCGTGGGCTCTTTAGCCTTCCTCAACTTGAGATGCGAGGGCAGGACAATGTTAGGGCAATCACCTGCCTCACTTCTCACTAGATCATCTAGCTCATCACCAAACGTCACCGCATAAGCTCCTGATCTATCCCCAGAATACCCTGCCACATGCATTCCGGCTATACCCAAGGCGCCATTCTCATGTCTGGCAAACAAGACAGAACCACAGTCCCCAACTGTGGTGTTTACGGCGTAGCAAAGCGCGGTGGGCATACGATAACTCTCACCTTGTGAGTTGGAGTACGACGCACACGAAACCTTGGACTTGGTGTGTCTGAGGTTGACTTCACCATCAAAGCCCAGCTTTATCAACCAGGACTCTCCGCCCTCGGATGAATCAATAAAGTGCCTGACTATGTTCTTCCTGGGTTTCATGGCATGGGTGGGTAACGTGACATAAATCTTGTCTAATCCCTCCACGGTAGAGCAACGTGTAAACCACTCCAATAAGCTCCCGAGGGGGCAAACAGGATTACCACCAGATCTCCCGGGGAACCTAAATTCGACATACAGTTGCTTGTCCATGGAAGGGACACCATCACTAGAACAGAGCCACTCCTCGTACAAGGAACTCATAGTTGCCTCGAAATGTGCTGGCATCACGGCGGTGTACCCTCCTATAAAGAGAGCGAAGCCCTTCGGTCTGGTGCTCTGTACACTCTTGTCGGACAAATGCCCTATGTGCACTTCGCACAAATTCTTGAGGACCACATTCATGATGTTTATGTCATCTTCGTTAGAAAGGCCTTGGTCCTCTATCCTACCTCGATCTTCTATAGGCCAATTGCCTCTCTGCCTAGCCCTCCGAATGCGTGACTCCTTGGCCTTCCTGGTCAGTACCTTGCGTTTCTTCACCTCAGTATCTACACTCTGCGTTGATACTGCGGATCCACGCAAAACGGCCCATGCAATCGACACAACACCGGTGACGGCTGCGATGGCAAGTGCCACGGGCGCCGATGACTTTACGGCCTTCCAGACATCGGAGAGGTCCCAATCGTAGCCTTTAGTCAAATGATTGACCTTGGTGAGTACGCGTGCATCCCACCTATCATAAAAGTCATAGTACCCTTGGGGGGCTACACTGCCACCATCTGGATCGGTGTAGTCGTCATCATCATCATCATCCATCTGGGGAATCACAACCGGTGGTCCCTCTGCCAGACGCTCCTCAATGAGTCTGTTGCGCTCGGCGTGAAGCCTGGCGTGCTTCCTATCATAGATGGCTTGGTGATTCCTGCGGTGCTGTTTCATGATCTCTATAGCTTGTTCAACGGTAACCGGGTCTCCAATAGGGAGTCCAGTCTTAAAACTCATAGGGACCATGCGCTGAGGATAAGCGGAACCGTCATAAAGCTCCTGGTTAAGCAGAAGAGGATCTATCCTGCCTTCTTCATCACAATACTCAAGACCCAAGGTCACCTCATATCCAAAATGGATGCGTCGGTGTATGGCGTCGGGACAGGCTATGGATTTAAGAATATCGGGTCCCCACCTGACCACGTTGGTCGTCATAAGGACATACTTCATGTGGAACGGGGTCCTACCCTTCTCCTCTACAGCCGCCATGGGAGGCTCAAAATGAGCCTCATTGACTATCTGTGTGAAGGCCGTGACGGCGGCACCAGGGTCAGTACCAGTGTCCTTGATTGCTAGAAACTCCTCTATGACCAAGACGTTGTCGGTGCAACACAACCCATCAAAGTGCTTCGCGTTACAATTCAGATAAAAGACTCCAGGTCGCTGTGTCGGATCGAGGGTGGCGTACTTAGTAAGTTCGGCGTACGGCAGTGCATCGATAACGGCACTTTGGGTCATGTGATCTAGAATGTAGGATTTCCCTATTCCAGCTCTTCCATATAAGCAAGTCGTGGTTGGGGGGACACGGGAAGTGGCGGTGGTGTAAAGCTTCTCCGTTATATGGGAGAGCTTGTCCATCTTCGTCAACAACAGTCGATAGGTAGCATAATCAGCATGTTTGGCTCCTATGTTCTGCATACCCCTCATGAGTTTCTTGGAGTAATCTCTCACCTTTTCAGCATCATGGATAGTAGGTATAGAGGAACCGTCTGACAGACGGTTGTGCACTTCTTCTAAAAACTCAGTGCTCTCGTATAGAAGAGGGTTGGAGGTCAAGCTACGAGCGACCTCAGGATACCCAAGCATCTTGGCAAAGAAAGCCAGCATGTGTTTAATGAAAGTGACCACGCCATAAAGGGATTTTAAGACAAACTTGAAATCGGCGAAAGCATCACAGATAAACTCACTACATTCGTGAAGATACGTGGACTTAAAAAGTCTCCCGAAAGACTCTCCAAACAACCACGGGAGCCACTCTGCCATCACTGAAAAGAGTCTCTTAACTCTAGGGTACAGACTCTCTGTCCCCTTGTCGTCCACCTGTGGTTCGATGGGTTCTGTGGGCTCATCGACCGTTGCGCCAGAGAACCACTCAAAAAGGGATTTAACCCCATCGACTATGGCCGTAGGCAACGAGAAGGAACTTGACAGTATCTCCATGAAACTGGATATGAGATCTCCCCCATACTTACCCACCTCGGTGAGAATGTTCAAGAGGAAGGGGAAGAAGTCCTTGAAGCGATCCATGATGCCAAAATTGATATTGTGGGACACGTTGATGTTAGCAAAAGTGTTCTCCAACCTCTCTCCGAGACCATCAGCCGCCTCAACCACAGTGGTGGTACTATCTCGTACGGTAGCTGCCAAAGTGTCTGCGGCTGACGAAATGCCCATCATATCGGACAAACCCCACTGCGGTTCTAGCTTCTGTTCGGCACGTTCCGTGGTGGTATTCAAAACTTTGAGGACTGACTCCCTCATTCTGATCTCCTCATCACTAAGAGGGTTTAGATCAGACAAAATTCCCTTAAGCTCATAAGAGGCTCCGGTAGAGAGTGTCATGAGAGCTTGGTTCAAAATGGGTACAAAATTGGGCACATCGTGTTTTTCCAAGTACCGCAAGACAAGAGCCTGTGTGCGCAGGCCTTGAACGTAAGCAGCATGGAAGTTGGATTCGGTCCCCCGTGGGTCAGGTCGCAGTCTGGTCCTCTCTGCCTCTCTCAAAATAGCAGAAAGTCCTATGTTGGACGCTGAAAGCATATCGTTGGAAAAATTCGTCAGGTCGTTGAAATCTTTAGATAAACGAAGGCACGTGGTAAAATTCTTTCTGGCTTTCTGGAGAAAAGCCAAACGTCTCTTGCCTTCAAACGATGGATTAGCGTGTTTAACAGTAGATTCACAATGTTTGCGAGAAGATATTTTCTTCTTAGTTCGGGAATATTTAATCATCTTGTATCTATTTCTTAAGCTAAATTTGCAATGGGGACCCCCCCAGTGGGTTGGCTGTGTTTTCACCCGCCTCCCTTCGGTGTCGGCTTAGATTGACTTACTTTACGTGCAATCAGGTCCGCTGAATTTTATGGAGTCTATATCTCCTGTCTCCTTGTTTAACCTGCCTGGACTCGGCAGCCTGTCGAAGTGGTCGTGACACCAGCTTGAGACATGGTTCCAAGAACTCCAGTAGAGCTTCGATGCCCGCAATAGGCCTGAAGGATGCGTCAGACATCAACTCAGTTAAGACCGCGTCAGACTCTCGCCCTACTAGTCCACTTCATCGTCATGTTTTCATCAGTTCGAA